CTAAAATAGAAGAGTAATATAATGGCTGACACGGTAACTAGTCAAACTATCGCTGATGTAAGTGGTCAAAAGACTACAATGAAGTTTACCAATTTGTCAGATGGTAGTGGAGAAACTTTAGTTAAAAAGATGGACGCTTCGGCATTAACTTATATGACCGAGGATGCAACAAAAAAAATATCTAAGTTGAATTGGTCTATCAATACACAGGACCCAAAAGGTGCTGTAGAAATATTATGGGCAGGTAGTGGTTCCACTGCTGCAAACTCAACAGCAGTTGTTTTATCTGGGCAAGGTGTCTGGGATTTAAGAACTGATGGTAATGAGATTGCAAATACTGCTACATTAGAAACAAGTACTTCACCTGCTGGTGATGTGTTGTTTACGACAAGAAATTTTAACAACGGTGATAGTTATACTATCATAGTAGAGGTAAGATAAATGAAACTGATTACAGAAACTATCGAAGATATCGAAGTTTTAACCGAGGCGAAACAAAACGGTTCAGGCAAAGATTATAAAATTCGTGGTATCTTTCTACAAGGTGACATTAAAAATCGTAATGGTAGAATTTATCCGGTAGATGTATTATCTAAAGAAGTAGGTAGATACAACAAAGAATTTGTAGAAAAGAAAAGAGCTTTCGGTGAGTTAGGACATCCTGACGGACCGACCGTGAACCTCGAAAGAGTTTCACATATGATTACTAGTTTGAAACCAGAAGGAAGAAATTTCATTGGCGAGGCTAAAGTCATGGATACACCTTACGGCAAAATCGTCAAGAATTTAATTGACGAAGGTGCTCAATTAGGGGTATCATCTAGAGGTATGGGGTCAATGAAACAAGTTAATGGCAAAAATGTTATTAATTCTGACTTCTATCTTGCAACCGCTGCTGATATAGTTGCAGATCCATCCGCACCTGACGCTTTCGTAGAAGGCATTATGGAAGGTAAAGAATGGGTATGGGAAAATGGCAAGATACAATCTCTAGAAATTGAAAAATATCGTGAAGTTATTGAAAAAGCAAAGCGTGCTGAATTAGAAGAAGCAAAAGCTGCGGTTTTTCTAGACTTTATGAAACGATTGTAATTATTGCGTACAAATTATTTCTTACGGGAACTCAAAAATTCGTTCCTTATAAATATTTGTATTAATAATAACGATTTTTAATTCTAGAATTAAAAAAAGGAGAGACCAAATGTCTGATACTGAACTACAAAATGAAGTAGAAACTGTTGAAGAGCAAATTACAGAGGATGCTAACGCACCTACGAAAAATGCTGTTCCTGCAGAACCTACTCCATTATCAAACGAGGCTGAGGATCTTGGTTCTGCCGTTGTCAAACATGATGACGAGAAAAAAGGACCATCTAAAGCTGGAGATAAGACTAAGCAAGTAAAAGACCAGGTCAATAAAGACGCTAATGATGGTAGTAATCCTGCCGGTCAAGGCGATTTCAAACCTAAGGGTATGAAAGAAGAAGAAGTTGAATCAGAGGACAATGTAGTCGCTGAAGATACAGAAACTGAAATTGACTTGTCAAAAGATGTTGAAGCACTAGTTTCTGCTGACGCTGACCTTTCTGAAGAATTTAAAGAAAAGGCTGCGACTATTTTTGAAACTGCTGTGAAAACACGCCTTGCAGAAAAAGAAAAAGAAATCCAAGCAAAATCGGATATCAAAGTAGATGAAAAAGTATCTGCTGTTAAAGAAGAGTTGGTTGAAAAAGTTGATTCATACTTGAACTATGTAGTTGAAGAGTGGATTAAAGACAATCAATTAGCAATTGACAAAGGTATTCGTTCTGAAATAGCTGAAGATTTTATTTCTGGACTAAAGACTTTATTCAAAGAACATTATATTGATGTTCCTGAAGAAAAATATGATGTCTTGGAAGCTATGGCAAAAGAAAAAGAAGAATTAGAGAAAAAATTAAACGAAGAGATTGCTAAGAATGTTGAAATTTCTAAGTCAAACTTATCGTTCTCTAAGGAAAAAATCTTTTCTGAAGCCTCTAATGGACTTGCTGATACTGAAGCTGAAAAGTTGAAAGAATTAGCTGAGAATATAGAATTCAAAGACGAACAAGATTTTAGTAAGAAATTAGATACTATTAAAGAATCTTATTTCCCTAAAAACAATAGTGAACCGACAACAGCGAAAGCTGATGTTGATTCCGTGGTTGGTGACGCTACTCTAACGAGTGGTGGTAATGAAGCTATGGCTGCTTACACCGCCGCAATTTCTAATACACTTACTAAAGTTAAAGTATAACTTTGTGAGGGTGTAATTTTTTTAAAAATAAGAGGAGAGAAACAATGTTTCAAACTGAAAACTTACAAGAAAAATGGCAGCCAGTACTAGAGCATCCTGATTTATCAGAAATCAAAGATAGCTATAGAAAAGCTGTTACCACAGTTGTATTAGAGAACCAAGAAAAAGCGATGAAAGAGGACAACCTAATGGAGGCTGCGCCATCTAACAATATTTCCGGCGGAAATATCGGTGGTGGTGTCAATGCTGGTTGGGATCCAATCTTAATATCACTTATTCGTAGGGCTCTACCTAATATGATTGCTTACGATATCTGTGGCGTACAACCGATGACAGGTCCAACTGGACTTATCTTCGCTATGCGTTCTAGATATACATCACAATCTGGCGATGAAGCTTTATTTAATGAAGCTGATACAGACCATGCTGCGAATGACGCTGCTGGAGATTTAAATTCTCCAGGAACTGGTTTTGCTGCTACAAATCCTGCTGCCCTTAATGACTCACCTGCTGGTACATATAGTACTGCTGTAGGTATGTCAACAGCACAAGCTGAGGCACTTGGAGACGCTGCTGCAAACGCATTTGCTGAAATGGCATTCTCAATCGATAAAGTTACCGTGACTGCTAAGTCTCGTGCTCTAAAAGCAGAGTACACAATGGAACTTGCTCAAGACTTAAAAGCAATCCATGGACTAGACGCAGAAACTGAACTTGCAAACATTTTATCTACTGAAATTCTTGCAGAAATCAACCGTGAAGTTGTTAGAACTATTTACTTAGTTGCTAACAAAGGTGCTGAAGTAAACACAACTACTGCTGGTGTGTTTGATTTAGATACTGACTCAAACGGAAGATGGTCTGTTGAGAAGTTCAAAGGATTAATGTTCCAACTCGAAAGAGACGCAAACGCTATCGGTCAAAAAACAAGAAGAGGAAAAGGTAATATCATCATTACAAGTGCTGATGTTGCTTCTGCTCTACAAATGGCTGGTATCTTAGATTATACTCCTGCACTTAACAACAATCTAAATGTTGACGATACTGCAAATACTTTTGCTGGTGTTCTTAACGGAAGATTCAAAGTATATGTTGATCCATATGCTGCGAATGTATCTGCTAGTCAGTACTATGTTGTTGGTTATAAAGGTTCTTCACCTTATGACGCTGGATTATTCTACTGTCCATATGTTCCACTACAAATGGTGAGAGCAGTTGGTCAAGATACTTTCCAACCAAAAATTGGATTTAAGACTCGATACGGAATGGTTCAAAATCCATTTGCTAACACTGCTGCTAATGGTAGTATTGATGTAACCGCACCTGCGGCTGCAAATCAAAACTTCTATTACAGAAGAGTTAAAGTTGCTAACTTGATGTAATCTCGTTAGTTGCTTTTGCAACAAGAAATTAAGGGGGGTCCTTGGACTCCCCTTTTTTTTACCCCTAAATATAAGTATGAATATAAAAGAAAAATTATTTCTAGGTCTAGTGCTTTCTAAGAATGTCGCCTTTAAAACTAAGAGGTGGTATCAAGGTCTTAGAAGTGGCAACAATAAACTCACAAAACATAAAGCATACAATGCTGTTGTACCTACTCATTTTACACCAATGATAGATGAGAATAGATACGATACTAGATCAACAGATTTTGACAAAATTATAAGTCAAACACACAAACACTTTTGGGATCCTAATGATAAAAAATACATTGACTTTGATGTAGATTTTGATATGGAAAAAAACTACTTAGTAGATCCTAGAGTATTCTGTATGGAATTACAAGTACCCACGATTGCAGATAAACTTACAGAAAAACAAAAGATTAAACTTGCAAACGAATCATTCGGTTGGGTACTATCACAAATATTACACGGAGAGCAAGGTGCTATGTCTCTTAGTGCTAGTTTATGCCATATCTTGAAAGATCCCGGTGCTCAAGAATATGCCGCTAATCAAACTAGAGAAGAAGCACGCCATGTTCTAGCATTTCACCAGTATATTAAAAAACGCTGGGGTAAAGTATATAAAGTCGGCGACACATTAGGTAGAGTATTAGATGATGTTGTATCAAGTGATGTTGTATGGAAAAAAATTATAGGTATGCAAATACTGATTGAAGGTCTTGCTATGGGGGCATTCTCTATGGCACACGCAGATACTAAAGATCCACTATTAAAAAAACTATTACAATTAGTGATGTCCGATGAGGCGTTTCATCATAAGTTTGGTAAAATATGGGCAGATCGTACTGTTCCAGAACTAAATAGTAGTGAACATATTAAAGTAGAAAATTGGTCGGAAAAGATATTTCTAGAGTTAATATTTAATCTTGCTAACCCTAGAGAAAAACAAGATATATATGAAACAGTTGGGTTAGATTGGAAATGGGTACTAGAAGAGTCTGAAAAACATTTTGATTTATACGAGACTGTACGAAATGAAATGAAACGACCTAATAACATATTTAGAGTTTTAGTTAAAACATTGTTGAATGCTCACATTATTACAAAGAAAACTAAAAAGACTTATGCAAACTTTGTAAATATGCGAGAACTAAGAGATGAAGGTGATGAATTTAAACCAGCAGAAGAGATTGCTGAACTTGGTATAAAACAATTACAAAAAATTAATAAGGTAGCATAATGGCGGTACAAACAACAACAGCACAAAGACAACCTAGTAAACTAGACTATTCAAGTCAAATACAATTTAGATTTGAAATATTATATTTACCATTAGTAGAATATTTTATACAATCTGCTAATGTACCAGGAATACAGTTAGGTACTGCAACCGTACCATCTCCATTATATGACTATCCTGTGCCTGGCGACACATTGACTTTCGATCCTTTAAACATATCGTTTCTAGTAGATGAAAACTTAAATAACTTTAATGAGTTGCATAAATGGATATCAAGACTTGGTTTTGGTGAATCACATCAAGAGTTTGCAGACTTATTACAAGAAGGAACACCATCACAAAGAACATCATCAAGTAAGGGAATACAAAGACCTTTACCTGAAGTAGGAACATATTCAGACGCTACATTGACAATATTAAGTAGTAAGAATATACCTAAAACTGAAATAAGATTTAAAAATATATTCCCAACAAGCATATCAGGATTAGATTATAATATAGGCGGAACAGATATAGATTATATAACCTGCAACGCTAGTTTTTCTTATCTTGGATATACAATAAATCAAATAAGTACTACATAATACTTGACTTTTCACCCAAAAGGTGATATAATATATACTATGAACTTAGAAGAATTACAGGCGGAAGCCGACAAAGATTTAGTTATTGATGATACTGAATTAGATACTGAATCTTTAAAAACACCAATCTTACACAACAAATACCTACAATACTATAATAAGTTTAACTTACTATTGAAGAAATCTCAATGGGAAGAAAGTACTTTAAATAGAGAGAAATGGGAGTATTACACAGGCAAATCAGACCCTAGTGTATATAAAGAGAAACCTTTTGATTTAAAAGTATTAAAGGCAGATGTACATATCTATATAAATTCTGACGAAGATTTACAAAAGATACAGGCAAAAGTTGTATATCAAGAGGCGATAGTAAACTATCTAGAACAGATTTTAAGAATAATAAACAATAGATCGTTTACAATCAAAAACGCAATCGAGTGGAGAAGATTTACTAGTGGCGCTCTATGACCTTAATTATTGAAAAAAAGAATGATGTCTATTTAACAATAGACGCCGAACCAGATGTCTCTAGAGAATTATCAGAATTCTTTACATTTGAGGTTCCTGGCTATAAGTTTATGCCGGCATATCGAAGTCGTAAATGGGATGGTAAAATAAGACTGTTTTCACAAAAAACAAAAGAAATGTATTTAGGTCTTTATCCTTATATAAAGGCATTTGCTGAAGAACGAGACCTACCAATAGTTTCAGGTAAAGGTGTTGGGGTTGTTAATAAAACTGATATAGATATTGTTGAAAAGTTTTGTAATAACTTAGGACAGGCATTTGAAGCGAGAGACTATCAAGTAAGTGCTGTACACACAGCATTAAAATTCAATAGAACATTATTAGTTAGTCCTACTGCAAGTGGTAAGTCATTTATTATATATGCTTTACTTAGATATTATTCACACTTGTTAAAAGATGAGAAGAAACGAAACAGAGTTTTGATTATTGTACCTACAACATCTCTCGTAGAACAGATGTATGGTGACTTTAAATCATACGGATATAATGTTGTAAAAAATGTTGATCGAATATATGCGAAGTATGACAAGGTGACAAGTAAAAAGATTGTGGTCAGCACATGGCAAAGTATATATAATATGTCAAACGAATTTTTTTCCGATTTTGGTGCGGTGTTTGGTGATGAGGCACACTTATTCAAGAGTAAATCATTAACCAGCATTATGACTAAACTTACAAATTGTAAGTACAGGATCGGTCTGACTGGGACCTTAGATGGTACATTAACACATAAGTTAGTATTAGAAGGTTTGTTTGGTATTGCAAATAAGGTTACGACAACCAAAGACTTAATTGAAAGAAAACAAGTTGCTAACCTAACTATAAGATGTTTAATTTTAAAACACAAGAAAGAAGATAGTAAGTATCTATATGACAAAAGTTATCAAGAAGAAATTGAATATATTGTCGGGTCACCGGTTCGAAATAATTTCATTCGTAATCTGTGTATTCGAACTACTGGTAATACACTCTGCCTTTACCAACTAGTAGAAAAACACGGTGAGATACTATATAATCTAATAAAGGACAAAGTAAAAGATGGACGAAAAGTATTTTTTATCCACGGTGGCGTGTCAGCTGCTGAAAGAGAAGAAGTTAGGGCGATTACTGAAAAGGAATCTGACGCTATTATTATCGCTAGTTATGGAACTTTCTCCACTGGCATTAATATTAGGAATTTACACAATGTTGTATTCGCAAGTCCTAGTAAGTCTCGTATAAGAAACCTACAATCTATTGGTCGTGGGTTGAGACTTGGCGACTCTAAGACACACGCTAAACTTTACGATATATCAGATGATCTCACATACCGAGATAGAGAAAACTATACCCTAAAACATTTTCAAGAGAGAGTTAAAATTTATAACGAAGAGCAGTTCGAATACGAAATGCATAATGTGGAATTATAATGAAAAATTTTCAAAGTTCTTCTTACGAATACTCACCAAAAGATTTTTATTTCAAAATTATTGACGATTTTTTACCACATGATAAGTGGCAAGAAAACTATAATTTATTTCTAACTGAAAATATTAAATGGACTTATAAATCTGTACCTCAAGATCCTAGTAGTTTCTTTTTTCAATATATATTTACAGGTTTTGTAAATAAGTATTCTCAAGATAATGTATCTTTTGTATCACCGGCTGCTCACATACAAGAAAAAGAAGTACCTCATTATAGTACAGCAATAGAACCTATATTGAAAAATTTTAAATATAAAAAAATATTAAATGCAAGAACTAACTTATTTACTCGAATGGATAAAAAATATTCATATAAAGGTGTTGATGGTGCTGGTTTACATAATGACTTTGGGTACGATTTTAAATATACAACAATGATTTATTACATTAACACAACTAACGGCGGTACCTATTTTGAAAATGGACAAGAGGTGCAATCAAAAGCAAATAGACTGGTTGTGTTTGACGGTCATATGTTGCATAGACACATTTTTCAGACAGATGAAAAAGCAAGAGTTGCAACCAATATAAATATTATAGTATGAGTAAAGAAACAAGTTTACGATTAGTTAAGTTATCTGATGGTACCGAACTTATTGGTAACATCGGTTTAACAGATGAAGATTCAACATTTTTAAGAATAGATGAACCTTTAGAAATACTATTAAACAGCAGACCGGTTGCCCTGGGTATGGTAGAAGATTTTACTTCTTTAAGACCATGGATGCAATTTGCAAATGACAAAGTATTCTCTATACCAAAAGAGAGAATAATTACCATTTGTAATGTTGCAGATGATATGAAGAAGTATTATAAGATAATATTAGGTAAAGTTAAAGATCGTGCTAAATTAAAAGAATCACTCCCGCCACTTACTGAAAAAGATATTCAGCGTGCTGCCGATATGTTAGAAAACCTAGATGAATTAAATGCCAATGAAGAGTTAAGTGATTATGATACTGAACTATATGATTCAAAGAAGAAAACAATACACTAGAATCAATACTACTCTGAAGCAACCCACAAGGGTATTATAACACCCATTTTACTATATGTCAAGCGAAAAATCATTTCCATCACAAAAAGATTATGAACTAGCCGATAAACTAGCAGGCGAAAATAAAACAGATTTATCTTTTATTAAAGAATATACAATAGACGAAGGACTATGTGATGATTTAATTGATTTTTTTAATAAATCACCTTCTACTGCTGAGACAGATACAAATCCTTGGTATTCAAAGAAACCTGGTGCTGTAGGAGAAAACGGTCTAGTAAGAACTGAACACAAAGAATCAATTGACTTAGGTTTTTCACCATATTTATTTGATAATAGTTTAAGATTACCTCAAAAATATCAACATATCAAACATATATACGATAGATATTTACACGAACTACATCAATGTACTAAAAACTATATTCAAGAATACCCTAGAGTTATAGGAGAAATGGTTACCTTTGATATAAGAGAACCAACAAATATACAATATTATCCTCCTGGTGGTGGATTTAAAACTTATCATTGTGAAAGATCAGGTGATTCAGAACCCCAATCATCTAGAGTTTTGGTGTTTATGACCTATTTAAACACGGTAACAGATGAAGGTGGCACACATTTTTTACATCAAAACAAAACAATAAATGCTGTTAAAGGAAAAACTGTTATCTGGCCAAGTGATTGGCCGTGGACACACAAAGGAATTATTTCGCCAACACAAGAAAAGTATATTGTAACCGGTTGGTATAATTTTAATAGTCAACCTAATAAAGGAAGAATGAATTAGTTGCTTGACTATTGTGTCTAAAAATGTTATAATATGAATATGTTTAAGAGAATGATTAATATACTTTGGAAACAAAATCCAAAAACAGATATCACTGGTTATAAAGAACCAGATCCAGATGAACTATCTATTGATAACGCATATAAGACTAGATGGATTTGGTATCATACTTTTATGGCACTTGAATTACTAATTATAATTATGTTATTACTAGGAATTTTAATAACATTAGGAATTAAATTATGAAGAAGAAAAAAGTAACCCAACATTATGTTGACAATAAAAAGTTTCTAGAAGAAATGACTAAGTTTCGTCTTAGAGTTTTAAAGTCAAAAGACTCTGGTAGAAAACGACCGATGGTAACTAATTATATTGGTGAATGTTTTTTAAAGATTGCAAATCATTTAGCGTACAGACCTAACTTTATTAACTATACATTTAGAGATGATATGATTTCTGATGGTGTTGAAAACTGTTTACAATATATGGATAATTTTAATCCTGAAAAATCTAAGAACCCATTTGCATACTTTACACAAATTATATACTATGCGTTTATTAGACGAATTCAGAAAGAGAAGAAACAAGTTTTGGTTAAACAAAAGATTATTGCAAATACAGATACAGATGAGTTTCTAACACAATTAGATGGTGATGACGGACAATACAAAAATCAAATGATTGAATTCTTAAAAGCAAATCAAGGTAATGTAGTAGAAGAACCTAAAACAAAGAAACAAAAGAAACAAGATAAACAAAAGAACTTAGAAAAGTTTATGAAATGAGTACAAGATTCAAAATATACTTATGTGGTTTAATTGCATTTTTATTTTTTGTTTACGCTGTATATATTAGTATATGAAAATAGCACTACTTAATGATTCACACTTCGGTGCCCGAGGTGATAGTGAAGTCTTTGATAATTACATTCATAAGTTTATGGAAGAAATATTTTTTCCGTATATCAAAGAACATAACATCACAACACTTATACACTTAGGTGATATCTTAGATAGACGAAAGTTTATTAACTTCAAGACAGCAAATAACTTTCGTAAAAAGTTTATGATGAAACTGTGGGAAGAAAAGATTGATACACACATTATATTAGGTAACCACGATACATATTTTAGAAGTACAAATGATGTCAATGGTCCTGAAGAACTATGTACTACACCAGACGGTAAACATGAACCTTGGATATACTCTAAGGCAACCGAAGTTGAATTTGATGGTATGAAAGCATTGTTTATACCCTGGATTAATCCTGAAAATGAGAAAGAAACTTTTGATAAAGTGAATTCTACACAGGCAGAAATTGCTTTTGGTCATTTAGATATTAACGGTTTTGAAATGCACGCCGGTATGGTTGAATCACATGGTCACGATAAGTCTTTATTTTCTAAATTTGAAAAAGTTATGACTGGTCATTTTCATAAGAAGTCAGATGACGGTCAAATATTTTATTTAGGCGCTCAATATGAATTAACTTGGTCAGATTATAAAGACCCTAAACATTTTCACATATGGGATACAGATACTAGAGAACTAACCGCTGTAAGAAATCCATTTACAATACACGATAAGTTATACTACAATGATACAGAAACAAATTATGATGAGTATGATATTACACCTCATATAAACAAACATCTAAAACTCATTGTAGTTAATAAAAATAATCCTGAAATGTTAGATAGATTACTTGATAGATTTTACAAAGTGAATATGCATGAATTAAAAATCATCGAGGATTATAGTGATCTAGACGCAGGTAATGTATCAGATGATATCGTTGAAAGAAGTGAAGATACAATTACACTAGTTGATAATTATATTGAAGCACTACCAATAAATTTAGATAAGAATAGATTAAAAACTATTGTGAGAGGTGCTTATGTTGAAGCCAGTGATTCAGACGGAACAAAAGTATAAGGTAATATATGCAGACCCACCCTGGTACTTTAAGTCGTATTCTAACAAAGGTGAAGGTAGGAATGCTACTCAACATTATAATTGTATGTCGCTTGATGATATTTGTAATCTTGATGTTGCTAGAGTTGCTGCTAATGATTGCGTTCTTCTTATGTGGGTTACTGATCCGTGTTTACTGGATGCCTTTAAGGTTATACAATCTTGGGGTTTCACTTACAAGACGGTAGGGTTCACCTGGGCGAAAACGAATAAAAAATCATTAGGGTTCTTTACAGGTATGGGATATTGGACAAGATCAAATCCTGAAATGTGTTTACTTGCAACAAAGGGTAAACCGAAAAGACTAAATAAATCTACTAGACAATTAGTAGTATCTGAGCGAAGAGAACATAGTCGAAAGCCAGATGAAATGTATGGGTACATAGAGAATATGTTAGAGGGACCATACTTAGAAATGTTTGCTAGGAATACAAGACAAGGGTGGGATAATTTTGGTAATGAGGTAAATAAATTTGATTGAATTTAAAACAGTAAGATATAAAAACTTTTTAAGTACAGGACAACAGTTTATAGAAGTACCCCTTAATAAAGGTGGTACAACATTAGTCATAGGTGACAATGGTTCAGGTAAATCTACAATGCTAGACGCATTGTGTTTCGGTCTTTTCAACAGACCTTTTAGAGACATTAAAAAAGATCAGATAGTAAACTCAATAAATGAGAAAGATTGTATTGTAGAAATAGAATTTAATATAGGTTCTAATCAATACAAGATAATTAGAGGTATCAAACCTAATAAGTTTGAAATCTGGTGTAATGATAAGATGTTAAATCAAGACGCCGCTGCTAAAGACTATCAAAAACATTTAGAAGATAACATAATAAGATTAAACTTTAGATCATTTACACAAGTTGTAATTCTAGGTAGTTCTAGTTTTGTGCCGTTTATGAGACTACAACCAAGATGGCGAAGAATGGTTGTTGAAGAGATATTAGATATAGAAATATTTACAAGAATGAATTTTCTGTTAAGAGAGAAAAATAAAAACAAAGACGAAGAAATAAGAAGTGCTGACTTTTCAGTCAATCTATTTGAAGAAAAGATATTAGATCAAGATAAACATATACAAGATTTACAATATAAGAATAAACAATCAATAGAAGGTAAACAGTCAACAATAGAAAAAGAAGAAGCAGGTAGAAAACAATATGTAGAAGATATTAAAGACCTAGAAAGAGAGATATCACAATTAAGAGATAAGATACTAGATGAAACTGAAGTTAAATCTAAACATATGAAATTTCACCAGTTAGAGGCAAAACTAGAAAGTAATTGTAATAAACATAAGACTATGTTAAAG